CCATTCCGCATCGCGTCCCGGAGCGCCACCTGATCCGGGCCGTTGATCACCAGCCGTTCGTTCCCGGTCGTATTGCAGCGGTAGCTGTAATACTCGCAGGCCCAGATGTCGGTGATCTCCCAGAACAAGGCGGTCCGCATGACCCAGGTCCAGCGCACCGGATTGAGGCCGGTCGATTGGGCGATGTGGTTCACGAATCGCCACATGGTCGTCATCACCCGCACGATGTCTGGGCTCGCCGCCGAGTCCGTCACCAGCGTGTAGTTAAAGTTCTTTACGTCGGATCGGAGGCTTGGGCAGTCCTGCCCCGTGATCGCATCCTGCTTGTTCGTTCCGATCAGGAGATCAAGACCTTGGAACTCCTCATAACCGCCGCCGGCGCTGTTATTGGCCGGAGACCCGACGTAAGTCTGGCGCCCGATCCGATTTGAGAATGCCACTCCCAGCTCGAGCATCCGGGCGAGAACCTCCGCCCCGGCCGCCAGCTGCGCCTGTCCCGATAGACTCGGGAAAATCGTAGCCCCAAGTTCTGGAGCCAGGGGATCGTTCAGGAGCCTCAGATCATTGAACTCCCCGCGACTGATCAGTTGCCCGACTCGGTTGAGTTCCAGTTCTCGGGTCATGAACGAGTACCGCCCGAACGGAGCGGTCTGGAGACAGCTCTTGAGCTGGCCAGCGGTCTCCGGGTCATCACAGACGTTTACCGGAACGGTCCCCGTCACGTCCTGAAATCCGGTGATGTAGCCGAAGAGCGGATGCGTGAACTGGCTGGCAAACGTCGGTAACAGCGCCGCCAGTCCATTGGGGCTGATCCGGGTATGGAATAGATCGCGCTCGACTCCCTCCACCCCAAACAGTCCACCGGGGCCGTGCATATAAGCCCCGACCGGAGTTCCCGAAGCCGTGACCTTCTGTTGGAGCGAACCCCCGTTGAGGATGAGTTGCTTCAGGGCTTCGGTGACTTGCTCTTGAGTTGCGTTAGGGAACATGAGTCCACCTCATTTCAGATTCTCGGATTGGATGTTTCTTGGTCGTCAGCGCGGGATGGCCGCTGCCTCGCTCTTCGGAGATCCCAAAATCTCCGTGACCCAGGACTGCTTGGGCAGGCCGGGCTTGGCCTCAATCAGTTCCTTGTCCTTGGGTTTCTCCTCATCAATCCTGGTCTCGTCGGCTTGCGAAAGCCGTTTCGACCAGCTGGGGATGAACTCCTTGACATCCGCCCGCGGCCGGAGGGTCTCGGCGACCTTCTCATCATCGCTCTTCGCGAGCTCGGTGAGGGCCTTGCCCATTGCCAGGATTGTCTGCGACTGGTCCTTCAGGAGTTCACTCAATTCCTTGAGTTCCAGCTTCTGGGCAACCGCGGCCGCGAGTTGATCGACATCGACCACGGCCTTGATCGGCGAGTCTTCGGGATGGCCGCCGTCGACCGGTTCCTCGTCCTCGCCGTTGCTGGCCAGGCGCTCCAGCGTGTCCGAGAGTTCCTTGTATTCCACTCCCAGACTCTCCAGCGCCTTGCCCCGGCCCTCGGTCTCGCCTTCCAGTTTCTTGACCCGTTCCTCGCCGAGGGCCTCGACCAAGAAACCACGTCGTTCAGGATTGAATCCCATGTCGGCTATCTCCTTCTGTAGAGTTTCGATGTCCGTCCATTCGTTCGCGGCGTGCTCCCGCGGGAGATAGCTGGCCTCGAACGTCCGATACTTCCGGATCACTCCGTTCTTCTTATCGTAATCGAAATTGATCAGGCCGTGGCTCATGGCGAGATCGTGCTTCGCCGCGAGCTGCTGGAGCTTCTCAGCCTCTTTCGCGGTCAGGGCTCCGCTCATCATCAGGAATCCGTCGGCGTAATCGATCCAATCGGCGGGAAGTTCGTGCGCGCCCTCCTTCGTGTGCCAGGGCCAGAGTTCCGGCATCCGCTTCGGGTCGGCAGTCGCCCATTCCACGAATTCCTTGTGCGCGGCCTCGCTCAGGATCTGGCCGCCCAGCTTCGGCTCGGCCGGCGCATCCCGATCCCGGAATTTGTTGGAGACCCATCCGAACCAGCGCCAGGAGCCGTCCAGGGCTTTCTCGACCCGGAAGCCAGAGGACTTGCCTGCGGCCGGTGCCCCGATGCCCGTCTTCTTGGCCGCGGTCCGGGTGATCTTGGCTTTCTGCAATGCCTCTTTGATTCGGGCCAAGAAGCCGATGTCTTCGGTAGCCTTTTCCTCCGGCGGATTCTCGAGCCTGGTCTTCATCTCTTCGCCGAGGGAGACAATGCGGTCTCCGAGTTCCCCTGGCTCGCTCTTGGCGAGGACGTTTCCGACCAGCATCTCGAAGTCGCCCGTAACATCCCGAATCGCCCGGGCCTCGTGGAGTGCGTCGCGATAGGAGTCCAGCTCATCGAAAGTCGTGGCCCCGTTCGCGGGTAAGTCGGGATTATGAGAGCTGTGCTGCTCTTCGGGATAAGTCATCATCTTGTCATCAATGACGGCCGTTAGAGTACCGGCTGGCGCAATCGCGTCCTTTATCACGGGAACGGCGGCTCGTTGGAAACTCATGATGTCGCCGGGATCGGTGACTCGGACCGGTTGGTCGTCGAGGTCTTTCCCTGTCAGCGCGGCGGCGATCTCGGCGGCTGCCTCTTCCTGGCTGACTGTCTGATCCAGCGGTTCGTCTTCGGCGAGCACCCGCATGTCATCCAAACTCAGGGCCACGCCGCTCTCCTGCTTCTGTAGAGCGCGGTCCAATCGTCGATCCCCTAATCGCCGCTGCTTGCGCCGTTCTTTTGCGTTCAAGCTCAACTCCTTATCGATCAGCTCCTCCAGGCTCTTGCCGCCAACCACGCTAGAGTAGCAGACCGCAATCGCCCGATCTTTGGGCAGCCCGCTCCGCTTCTTGACATCCAGCACACAGCGTTCCATCGCTGCCTGCTTATCGGCCGGGACGTTCGCGAAGCGTTTGGTCGCCATTGTAGACAGTTTCCCTTTCCTACGTCAAGCGGATGGATCTCCGGATCGCGAGCCGGATCAGGTTCTCATGGTTCTTTTGCCGCCGCCTCGCGATCTCGATGTCGAAGTTTCGGGCCTCAATTCCCGGATGGATAACCTGCCGTGCAAATCGGGTTTTGCCAAAAGCGCCGCCTGCGCGGCTTCCGATTACGCGAGGTCGAGTTTTCGCTTTATAGCCTTCCCGAAATCGAAGACGCCTCCGTCCCATGAATGGGTTTTTCGGAATAGGATAGTTCTTCCGCGTTCCCCGGGTAAGGAAACGGTAGACATCCTGGTCAGTCGAAACTATGGCCTCTAGGTCTGGGCCTTTCTGCCGTGGTCCCTCTTTGCGGAAATTCGGTTTGCGAGTCCAGGTATTCGTTGTCTTCTGAAAATCATCTCGAACGATATTTGCGGTGTGATCCAGTGCATCCCGGAGCTCGCGTTGAAGCCGGGCCAGGTCGATCAGCTTGGCGACTTTCGGCAGGATCGGAATGAACTTGATGTCAGCCAACGGGAACCCACTCGTCTTCTAGGAACAGCTCGATCTGGCACCGGCAGTTGGAATGACAGTCATCCGAGCCGTCCGCCGGCAGGCCACCCGTCAGAGCCAGCATCTCGTTCCAAGAGCCATACTCCCGGGCCTTCGGCGGACAGGTCGCGCAGTGCTGGGCCCCGGGATCGAGCAACCGGCGCACCGGAACCGTATCGGCTTGCAAGCTCTCGCGCATCGATTCCTGAACTCCGAGCCAGACCGCGGTCCAGTAGGCTCCGGTATACAACCCGACCCGGCTCGCCCAGGCTAGGCCCCGGTCATCCGCGAGCTGACCGAGAGTGAGACCGCCGACCTCGGGATCGCTGAGGTCCGCTCCAATGTAGGGGAGTAGGCTACTGATCAGGAATCCGGAGTTGAGGTTCAAGGCCGCCGCGAGCGCGACCGCCTGAGCGATCCCTGAGCCAGTCCCGAATCCCAGCCTGAACGCATTGGGGAATTCTTTTCGAGCCAGCTGGTCGAGCTGGACTTCCAAGTCAAGTAGCGCGCTGGCGACCGCCGCCTCATCGGAGAGCGAGAGCACGGAATAAGCCGCGATCCAGGCGATGAGCACCGCCACCAGCTTCCGGCGATATTCCTCGGTTTCCTCCTCGGCCAGGCCCGGTTCTCCGATCAGCTGCTTGGAGACCGGATCGGCGAGCAGTAAGACCTGGAGCGCCGAGTCAATCACGGCGAATGATGGATCTCTCATGAGGACAGAACGAGCAAAACCTCGTCATCCATCTCGATCATGCGCTGCCGGGTTTCCAGCTGGCGGACCCGGCGGAAGTACCGGAGCCAGAATTCCTTGGGGTCCTCGTCGGGCATTTGACTCGCCGTGGCGACGACTTCCTGGGCTCTAAGCCGGGCCTGGGCTTCGGAGAGGTCCAAGACCTCTTCGAAGTAGTCCACCCAGAAGGCGAGGACTTCCTGCTCCCAGCGGATGTAGCGGCGGCGGTCAATGCCCGGTAGGAATAAGACCTCACCGGTGAGGACGAGCTCGGGAACGGGGATCGGAGCCGGGACGAATTGCTCGCCATGTGAAATCGCCAGCGGGGTGAAGAGCTGGCCGAAGGTTGTGATCGTCCGGCCGCGGGCCATGCTCGCCTACAACAGACGATCAAGAAGGTTCTTGAGGAATTGACCCAGCGCGAGGAAGAGCGGGGGCAGCAACACATTCCATTTCCCGGGCCGATCCCGGTAGCCTGGCATCGTCGGGATACCCTGCATCCGGATCATCGTCGGCTGGCCCTCGGTCCGGGATCCATCGACCATCAAGGGCGAGAACATCTGCCCCATTGCGGCGAGCCCCCGGCCTCTAGTCGCGGCCATCGGTTTCCTTTACGAACGGCGGGATCTGCTCCAGCTTGTGGCCGTTCTCGCGATTTTCGGTCTCCCGCAGTTCCAGCGCGATCTCATGCGGAGACGAGATCAGGCGCGCACTCAGGGTCGTTCCCATTAGGATGTTCAGATGGGCATTCGTCTTGTTCCGCGCCTCGATCTCGCCTTTGACGACCAGGATATATCGGAACTTCGGCATTTACACGGCACCAGTGAGTTCATCAATCGGGTCAAGTGCTGCGTCTACGGTGATCGTCTGCGACGCATGGATCGTTGTCCCGTTCGAGCGGTAGATCTCCAACGTCCCGGCGTTGTCCCGGATCCGGTGGACGGCCTTCATGACGGCCGTCCCGAGCGATTTCACGGGCGCCGCGGCCTCCCAGTTGGAGGAAGCCCTGGTAAAGATCCCGTCGGCGATTTCGTTGACTGCATCGGCCGCTAGTTCTGACGCGCCGATCGCATCTGCCGCGATCGCATCCGCATCGATTGCTGCTGACGCGATAGCGGTAGCGTCAATAGCTCCCGCTGCAAACGTCGCGGCGTCGATGGCCCCATTCGCAATCGCGGCGGCATCGATGGCCCCGGCTGCGAAAGTCGCGGCATCGATGGCCCCGTTTGCAATCGCGGCCGCGTCAATCGCGCCAGCCGCGAAGGTGGCCGCGTCGATCGCACCATTAGCGATCGCTGCGGCATCGATGGCTCCTGCCGCAAAGGTAGCGGAATCAATCGCACCGTTCGCGATTTCCGAAGCTCCAATCGCATCTGCGGCAATGGCATCCGCGTCAATAGCAGCAGTGGCAATCGAGGCTGCCGTGATCACATCGTTCTGGAGCGCGCCGACGTTGGAATCCACTCGGCCCGAAATCAGCGCATTCGGAGTCACAAGACCAGTCACCAGCCCGATCCAGCTCCGGACATCGACCCCGGCGTTGGGAAGAATCTCGTAGGTGATGCCCGCGCCAATCGAGGCCGTAGCCGCGGGCGCGAAGGTTGCGGTATCCGTTGCGGAATCGAAGTCAGTGACGAGCCGGACCTGGTTTGCCACCGCGCCAGACGTAAACAGTACCCAAGCCCCGTTGAATACATCGTCCGCCTGGGTGAGCGCGGCATCGACCAAGGTGGTCGTTGTGCCACCAGCATCCGAGGTCCCGGTCACGAGGGCTCGGAGTTCGGTCGTCACGTCAGCCGCCAGCGCATCGGCATCGATGGCATTCGAGGCAATAGCCGCGGCATCGATAGCGCCCGCCGCGAAGGTTGCCGCGTCAATGGCTCCGTTGGCAATTGCTGCCGCATCGATGGCCCCGGCGGCAAAGGTTGCGGCATCAATGGCAGCATTGGCAATGGCCGCAGCGTCAATCGCGCCAGCTGTAAAGGCCGCAGCCGTGATAGCGCCAGCCTGAAATGAACCTACCTCAACCCCGAAGGCCGCATCGACATCTATGGATCGCCCTGAGACTGTGGGGAAGGCCAGATCAAGGAGCTGGCGAGTTGCCGTGTACATCACGTTGACTGCGGTCTTGGCGTTGGTCGTAGTCGTCTTGGTGATGGTCGAGATGATGTCGCCTGTCATCTCGGCAGCAGTTAGCAGCAGTTTGTAAACGCCGCTTGTTCCGACTTCGGTGGCCTCGTTCGTGGCATCGTTGAAGCCCGCCGCATCAATGTCTACTTCAGAATCCAGCGCCGCGGCGGCAGTCACCAAATCTCCATCATTGTCATAGATTGGAAAAGTTACTGTGAACGCCGCAGCTCTTTTGCTAGGCCAATCTGCGATGGCTGCACCCTCCTAGGTCGGCCAATTTACCGTTATAATAACGGTTATGCCTCGACCCATTAGTTTCTGTTCGGTACCAGACTGTGGTCGAAGATGCCACGGCCAAGGTCTTTGCGAGAAACATTATGCCCGAAAGCGATTATATGGCAAGATCTATCTTCATGAAGCCGAAGAGATACATGTCCAAGAAATTGCAAAACTTCCGTATGGGCATACATGGCACGAGTGGATGATCTGGGCCGCTGGTTTTTTTGATGGTGACGGTTCCGTTTCTATTTTTCGGCAAAGCGCTGGGTATCTCCATCTCAAGATTTCAGTGGCTCAAGTTAAGAAAGAACCTGTCGAAATTCTGTATGTCCTGTTCGGTGGTGGTTTGCGCTTGCATAGACGAGAACCATCCTCACGTTACCAGCCTACTTGGAATTGGTATGCCACGGGAGCCAAAGCTCTGAGAGCTCTCAAACAGATGGTCCCTTGGATGGTAGGCAAACGCGAACAGGCGAGGCTCGCAATTGAGTTTCAGGAGAACATGAGGCATAGAGGTCCTGATTCATACGACAAAGAAGAACAAGCACGTCGTTCTAGGTATCGTGAACGCATCCGAGCATTGAACAGTCGCATCTCACCTTTCTAACCAAACAGATCGCGCAATCGACCCATCAGATTCTTGTCAGGCTTCGGCAGATCTTCCTCCGGGACTTTCACTTCTCGCAGCCATTTCTGTTCCTCGGTCGGTTCCATGCTGATGACCAATGAGGGCCGAAGCCCACTCACCCGCACCCGATCCTTCGGGCTGATCGCCAGATTCGCCTGCGAGGTCCCCTGCCGTACATCATATTTGACTTTGAGGAAAATGTCATCTGCCTCGTCGCCCGGAGGCGTCTCCTCGATCCCGATCAGCTGGGCGACGAAGTGGCCTTTTCGCTTGTGGTGGATGGAGTACACCTGCCCGATTTTGAGTTCCTTGGTGACTGGCATTAGTTCCATCCTCCAGGGCGGTCCCGCCGGCCCGAGCCGGTAGGAATGCCCTGCGTCCTGACTTGTACGGGCTGGCCCGGCGGCGGCGGCACGAACGGGCCTGGAAAGACAAAGCGGGACCGAGATTGAGCACCAGACCGATACCGATAGACATCCCGCCGCAGCGGATCTCTCGAACCGTTAGCCACCGATCTCCTCGAAGTACACAACCCCGTCCATCGTGACCGAATCGGCGGGAGCGACCTGCAGCTCAATGACGAGCCGGCCGGAAGGAGAGATCACGGGCCGGGTTTCGGGCGTCCACCATTGGACGTATCCCGCCCGGACGTTGAAAGAGGCGGCATGGATCTGAGTGCCCTCCGTTCCCTGAGTGGTGTTGTTGGCCTCAACAGTCCCCCCGAAGGCCGCGTCACCGACTTCCATCGGGGCCGCGGTAGGAGTGGAACCGGCCGATCCGCTGGTAGAAGCTCGATGAACGAGCAGGATCAGCTGCTCATCCGCCGCGTCGCCAAACTCCGAACTTTGTGAGATCTCGAACCCGTGGACGACCACCGCCGCATCAGCGGGCGCATTGATCTCAAACAAATCCTGAGCCACGGTGACTGCAACCTGATCGAACGTGGCGCTGTACATTCTGCCCATGATCTATCTCCTCAAAAGAACGTTTCTACGGACCATTCGCTGCCGACTCCAGATCGCATCCGATTTGCCTTCTTGAAACTCGGCCTCGATCATGTAACCGTCAAGACGAGGATCCGGATTCGCATCTGAACTATAGCACCGCGCCAGCGAATTGTTAAAGGCGGTGACGGTCCAGGCTCCGCCTCCGGGGATGGCCGCGTATTGTTTCCTCACGTACAAGATGGACTCGGATCCGATCGTCGCGTTCCGAACGTCATCTTGAGTTCCGCCATTATTGTCCCGATAGGCGATCCGAAGGTTATTGGCCTGCACGGCCGCGGCATGAAAAGCGGCTATGAATTCCACGCTCCTCGGCGCAATAGTCGGCGTGCTAATGCCGGGTGCAGGACCGAACACGACCTCCACATAATCGGTGGCATTTGGCGGTGCCGTGAGATTGATCCAGTCGTTGAGAGCAGACTCCAGAGGAATATCATCGACCAGCAGATAGGCATCCGTCGTCGCGTTCGTGATGTCGGTGCCGGTCAAGGTACGTTCAAAGTCATCAGCACCTGCGATGTTGTGCGTACCGTCCGAGGTCGGAACGAAATGATGGACGAAACCAGCACCGATCGGATAATCACCGGGCGTATTGCTTCTAATGAAGTCATCGAAATAAATATCGTAAGTATGACTAACGCCCGTGCCAGATCCGAAATTAACTTGACTTATGCTGCCAGCAGCCAATGCCAAGCTATTCTGTCCACAGGCTACTCCATTAACTTGGACATCTGTTAGCCTCGGGTTAGCTGTGGGATCAACTCTTACGTCTACTCGATACCATACTCCCGTCGTAACTCCTATTCCAGAGGCACCGAAAGCCGGAGTCGTTATATTGTTTCCGGCATAAATGGATGAGTCTGAGTTTTTGAACGCGACCCCGCAATTTCCTCCCCCACCAACTCCTTCATAACTCAGCATACAATTTGCAGCTGGAAGGGTCGCGAATCGAATATAGAACCGCCATGCTATTGGATTGGCTGTTGAGCCACTAATTCCCAATAAATTACCGAGTCCTGCCGTTGGATTGAGGCGCATTGATCGGCTTCCGCTACGAACTGTTGTGGTGTCGAAACTCGCATTACTGCTACCCGTGAAATGGCCGGCCACTGCAATGATGCCGCATTCAAAACCACAACAAACTACGGGAGTCGTCATTTATTGCTCAATCATGTCGGCCTAAGTCTTATGGTGTCATCGTCACATCTCGAAAGAAAATGCTCGTCGCATTCAACGTAAAGCCACGCAGTTCGATCTCTGCGCCGATCGCGATCAGTCCACCTTTAACATCCACGTCGCAAGTCAAAATGTAGGGTGAGCCCTCTCGATTCCAAAAGGCTCCGCCGCCCGTGTATTTGCCGCACACCTTCGTACCGGGCCGAGGAGTGATTGTCGGAGTCAACGTTGGCACAGGAGTTATGGAAGCAGTAGGAGATGGGCCAGGTGTTGGAGTGGGCGGAAGTTCGCCCGTCAGCGCGGCAAACAGATCCACCAATCCGTACCCATAGAATTTGTCTCGGCCGGGATCGCCAAGATCGACCGCAGTAGAACCCATTAGAGTCCGAGCCGAAATGTTGTCGAGGTTGAGATACGCCAAGACCACTGCCCCGGCTCCCGCGGCGTGCGGGGTCGCCATCGAGGTCCCTGACAAAGATCGATAACCCGAGGGATCGCACAAGCTACAGGAATACGTCGGGACGCTGCTTAAGTTCGAGACTCCGGGTGCCGCCAGTTCAACTTCCACCCCATAGGTTGAAAACGAGGCCCGGCGATCCTGGGAATCCGTCGCCGCGACCGCGATGACGCTTCCATAGCAGGCAGGACAGAGCACTCCCTCGGCTCCAGAATTTCCTGCCGCAGCAAAGATCAGTACGCCGTGGGTATAGGCATAGTCCACCGCGTCTCTCATGGTCTGGCTTCCGCCGGTTCCGCCGAGGCTCATGTTGATCACGTCGGCCCCGTTATCTGTCGCCCAGATATTTCCCTGGGCGACCCCATCCCAAGTCCCGCTCCCGCCAGAATTGAGAACCTTGACCGGCTGGATCTTGCAGCTCCAGCATGTCCCGGCCACGCCGATCCCGTTATTCGTGACGGCCGTGGCGATGCCGGCGACATGCGTCCCGTGGCCGTGGTCATCCGCGGGATCGGGATCATTGTTCACGAAATCGAATCCGGCCACGCATTTCCCAGCTAAGTCCTCATGATCACATGCCACACCAGTGTCGATGATTGAGATCACGATAGTGTCCGATCCAGTGGAAAGATCCCAGGCCTGCGGAGCCTTGATCCGCCCCGGTCCATATTGTTGCCGGTAAAGCGGATCATCTGGGATCGTCTCAATCGCGTGAACCAATCCATTCACTTCAGCATAGACCACAGGCGATGTGGATTCCAGCTGATCGATGACCGCGAGTTCCTCGCCCTCACGAACTCCAGCAACCGTCACATCGATTTCCGGGATCTCCGACTGATACCAGGCCCCGAACTGTTTGAGATGGGCGTCCCGGGCCTGGACCGGCAGGCCGGCCTTGAAGCGGACAAGGATCTGGCCCGGCGCAAACTCCGGACTCGGCTGATCGGCCTGGGCCGGAAATCCGATGAAGGCAATCGCAATCAGAACGAAGAGTACGGCGATCCATTTCTTGGACATCTCAGGGCATCCTTTCCAGTCTCACGATCTTCCCGTTCTCATAGATGACTTTGGAATCTTCGGTCCGGCCCGAGGCCATGACTTTCCGAATGACGGTAGGCCGGTCCTTGCGGTTGCGCTTGAGGATCGTTTGCTCGACCACGGTGATGTCGGCGGCGATCTCTTCGACCGAACGTTGCGTCGTTCGCTGGGTTTCCATATCCTTGAGCGCGGCGGCGAGGCTCCCGACCGCCAAGTCCATCGCCTCGCTCCGCTTGTATCCCTCGGCTTCGAGACCTTTCATGCGGGCATCGAAGACCTGCTCCAGCTCGATCAGTCCAGCCTGGAACAGCTCGGCGCTTTCCTGAACCGTACTTCGCAAGCCGGCAATCAGCGGGGCTTGTGCGATCTCTCTCGCGCTCTGCTGCAGATACTCCTTCAGAAGCGGGGACTGCTCGGCTCGCGTCAATAGCTGGCGGAACATTGCCTTCTCGGTATCGGGAGGGGCCTCGGCCTTGGGAGTCGCGAGCGGCTCGACCGGCGCGGTGTCCTCGGAAGGCTTCTCTTCTCCCTCGACCGTTTCTTCGGGAGTGACGTCCCCTTCACCGATCGCCTCCAGATACTCGGGCTTGAGATCTCCGTCGTCGGCCGCGATTTGCCGGGCGATCACCGGCGAGATCTCCAGGCTCTCAATCTGAATCTTGCGGGTCTCGGCTCGAGTCTTCTTGACCAAGGCCTCCTCCTGCTCGGCCTGGATGTCCTGCTCTTGGAACCGGAAGGTCACCGTCCGCGGCATGACCCCGTGGAAGTTGAAGGCTTGCTCCAGCATCCGCATGAACGCGGCGGGACCTTTGCCGCGGGCTTTCATGTGCAGGACTTCGGACTGCTGGCCGGTCCCGATGTTGCCGGCAGGAAGCGGCGCGAAGTCCTGATAGTCCCGGCCGAAGCCGAGGGCGAGGCTTGAGATGTACCACTTGAGTTCGTGGTCGAAATCCAGGCCCTCGGGCAGCGACTTCAGTTCGAGCTTGGCGACCGAGACCTGAGTCCCGGGATCGAGCGAACCAACGATCAGCGGGCCGAGGTAACGGACCAGGCCCTGGTTATCGGCCTGCGCCTCCATGCGAGCTTGAACATCTTTGATGTCCTGAGATTTGACGCCGCCCAGAGCATAGATGGCCTCGGCGAACCGGCCGCCCGCCTTTTCGCCGCGATAGATCTCAATGTCACGCAGGATCTGAGCCGAACGCAGGACCCGGGTTATTGCTGAGTATTGAACGCCATACATGGACGTGATCGGGGCCGGGAATTCCGCCAGCGCGATGACCGAATGCCAGGGCATCTTGTGGCGAGTTCCCTTGATGTCGGTGTAGATGACCGGGAACTCTAGATCGCCCGTGCGCTGACAGCGAGCCGAGTCCAGATGGGCGATCCCGAGGATGGGCGCGGCTGGGGAATTGGCCTGCCGGACGATCTCGATGAAGGCCCCATTATCCTGAGTGTAGAGATCGAGCGAGACCTTGACGGCGAACTCGCGCCAGCCCCGGCCAAAGTCGGCTTGATTGAGCAGCTCGTGAACGACCTCGACCGTTCGATCCGGGCCGTCGAGCTCCCATTCGAGCGAGGCATTCGAAGTCGCGCAAGTGAAGACCGCGCCAGCCAGAAACGATTCGGTCGGCCAGAACTCGCGAAGCTCCATGTCCCGCTTGACGACGTTACGGCCCCAGGCCTCAAAGGTGTCCGCAATCGAGGCCATCCACAGCACAAAGGCATTGCCTCCGCCCGGCCCGACCTCCAGCGATACCGGAGGCTGCTGCACAGATCGAGTCAGCGTCCGTTGCGGGGGCGGCGGAGCCGGGGCGTTGACCGTTTTGGTCTGAACTGCATCAGCCAATCGAGTATTTCCTTACGATGTCCCAGCCGAAGCCGGTGCGCTTGCCTTCTGAAGTCAGCTCGACCGCGGCCTTGCCCCAGCGTTTGGCGATGAAGCGATGGATGAAGGCCGGGGCGTGCCAGATCGCGGCCGCGGCTCGAGACTTGTCAGGCGGCACGGTGTAGATCGTCTTTCCGGGCGTGCAGTCGAACGCGTGCTTGTACCGGTCCCCGACTTTCACCAGCTGACCCTGAATCCCGTGGCACAGAGCGCATTCTACAGCACGATAGGTCGTTTGGGCGGCGACGAGTTCCAAGATGGTCCCGCAGGTCGTGGGAGTTTCGGGTGTGATCGGATGCGGTGGCCAGCAGAACGGGCAGAGAATTTGCGCGGTGTCTTTGTCTCGGGAGATCCGGGGCGGGGCCCGGCGGGTGCCTTTGTTCGGTCCGAGCCGCTGCCGTTTTCCTATGCGTGTCATTAATGTTTTGGTCCAGAGTAAGAGACTGTGTGACCGCGATTACAGCCAGCACTTCACGCGACGGGGTATCCCGCTTCTTGGTGAGAGCCAATGTGAGCACGGTCGCACCCCACATTCAGCGGACGCTGCCACTGGCGACCTAGCAATCAGTATCGGCAGCGGTTGGTACGCCCTCACTGGTTTCCCGACACAGTCTCTCCTCTAGATCCATGTGACTGGCACTCATTTCATATAGTACAACGAAGCGGGTTACGCACGCAAGAAGTTGATCTATAATCAGGTTGCTCTCCAAGCGAAAGATCTTCCGGAGAGTGTTCCCTCCACAAGTGCCCTGGCCTCCCCCGCCGGGGCGCTGCTCTTAAAGATTCAGTCGCAGAGATTCGTAGGCCGCCATCGAAAGACAGACCGCTAGATCCACCTTCATCGAGTCCTCGCGCTTGACAATACGCAAACGTCGCCCGTCCTCGTCCAGTTTCTTGTCCGCGTTGTCGAGGTGTTCCCGCAGGTCCGAATTCCCATCATGCCACATCCGCTTTTCGAGAATGAGATCGAGCAATTGCCGGTCCGCCTGCAGCCGGCGCCCGGCCTGGCTGAAGTCGAAGGCCCACACGATATTCTCTTCGGCGAGGCCGCTCATCATGTCATGCAGCTGGTAGATGTCATAGGCGAGCATGATCACTTGGAACTCGCGACAGAGGCGGCGGATCTCCTCCCGCGGCTCATTGAAGTCGATCTTCTGGCCGGGCCGGGCCTGCCATTTGCGGACGTAGCGAACGAACAGCTGGTTCTGCCGGTACTTCGGGTCAGGGTGCCGAGTCACGCCGACCAGTCCGAAGCAATCTGAATATCCAGTCTGGCGCCCCACCGCCGCGTCCGCCGCCAGCACCATCGGCTCATTCTTGGTCAGAGCCGGGATCGAGGCTTTCAGCGCATCCCACCAGACCATTGACGGCAGGAACCGATCCGTCCCCTCCATCTCGATCTCTTCATCGGCTTCCAGCAGCAGCGCGGCCTCGGCATCGGTCAGGGTCTGGGCCCGCTTCTGCAAGAACTCGGGAGTGAGGTTATGGAGATTGCCGCGGGTCGGGAGCTTGAGCTTGAGTCGGTCCCGCTTGTACTCCAGCCGATCGTCGCGGGCCAAGGCTTCTTTGTCTTCGGGGATAGGCCCGGTGTAGCGCCACATCCAGGAGCCTTTCGGGAGCGGGGTCGTGGTGAACCAGACCTGCGGCTGATCGCCCAAGGGTCCCGGAATCCGCACTCGCCCGTCGATGACTTTGAGACCGCTATCCGATCCGTGGCGCCTTACCTCGTCCATGTGCCAGAAATTGATGTTCGGGCCCTCCCACGCCATGACATCGTTCTCGGTCATGCCGCCCAAATACCAGACCGCGCCAGTCTCCCAGACCAGCATGAAAGCCTTGGTCGGCTGCCAGTGCCGGGAGGCCATCCGGCGATGCGGGGCGATGACGAAATCCCAGGGCAGCCAGCGCCGCATCTCGGCCCAGAGGGATCGAGTAAAGTGCGGAAGATCGGGAGAGGTAATCGCACCCGAGCAGCCCCGGCGAGCTCGCTCAAGGTCCCGGATGATTCCCACAACCGTTTTCCCGCCCCCTTCTCCCCCAATCGCCCAGAGGTTCTTCTTGTCGTGGTTTTTCACCCACGCCAATTCCTCGGGGGAATGAGGCTCGTATCGCTTGCCGGTTTCGGAATTGCGGTATTCGGAAAGATCAGGCCAGCCGGGGATCGGGGTGTAGGGCCGGTCGTGATCCTCGTCAGGAAGCAGGCCGAGAAGGATTTGGGAGGCCAGCGATCTCCGCAAATCGTGTGACGATTCGGTTGAGGAGCCGGTTCTTGTCTTCTCTCGAAAGACCATCGAATTCTAGGATCTCCTGGCGATTGGCTTGGGTGATCTGATTGTAGAGCAAAACCGCGTCCTCGAAGACGATCTGCTCCCGCATCTTTTCCCGGCGTTTCATCTCGGTGTCCACCAGCCGGCGCTTGATTTCTTCGGCGTTGCCGATCCGCTCAAGCGTCGCCGCGACGGTCGCGGCCTGGCCGAGCATGGTCCCGATCCGCTGGCGATGATCGGCGACCGCCTCCTGATCGCCGCGCCCGGTCGCGTTCCAGAACTCTCGCCATTCGGCCCGTATGCGGCCGACGAGGCGAGTGGGGGCCTCGCCCTGATTGAGCGAGTCGTAGGCGTCCCGAACGATGGCCTCCTGGCCGGCGATGGACTCCGAGAGATTGAGCAGCTCGGGATTATTGAGCGCCTCGGCGAAGGCCGGGGCAAGGAACTTAGGCATGTACTTGGAGCGGGAGCCGTCTTTGAAGTTGGGATGGGCAGCCCCTTTGAGTGAGGCCCCTCCGTGGTGATAACAGACTTGCGCGCCCGACATTGCTGGGCGCTGGCATCGGTTTCCGGTTCTTTTGGATTTCGCTTTACATTGTGGCATGACAAGAGGAACTAGACTGATACGAGCTTCGGTTTGAGGCCCATCTGACTCAGTCGCTCGAGCGTGACGGCGACATAGGCGGGACTGATCTCGGAACCGTATACTCGCCTTCCAAGTTGTTCGCCCGCGATATATTGGCTACCACTACCAGCAAATGGCTCGGCACAAATATCTCCTGGACGAGAATGGTTGCGCATGGGTCGAGCGAATATCTCTGGTGGCTTTGCCGTTGGATGTCCAATCGCTCCGCGTTTTTCGCCCCACGCTATGTTCCAAACAGTATCCTGATTTCGCTCTGTGTACCATTCTGGTCGATGCCCTTGCCGCCAACCATAGAAACAGAGCTCATGCCGCCAATGATAGTCACCGCGTCCAAAGATGAACTGCTCTTTTACCCAAATAATTTGACGATGAATGATGAGATCAGCAGCAGCAGCAGCAGCAGCAGCAAAGTATCCTTGCGTCAACATAGGATGCCAAAGATACCAAGCAGTATTTTCTGTGAGATGAGGTATCCAAGCCCGAAAAGCAGTCTCAAGAAAAGTCTGCATTTCGATACCTAACAAATCGTCTTTCGTAATTGCCTCAATGTCATCTCGTTGAGCGGTGAAACCGATGTTTCCCGAGTTGGCACCGTATGGGGGATCGGTTGCGAACAGGACAGCCTTCTGTCCGTCCATGACTCGCTTAACGTCGCTAGACACAGTTGAGTCGCCACAGATCAGCCGATGTTCTCCGATCTTCCAGAGCTGACCAAGTTCAGTGCCCCACTTCTTTTGAAGTTCGGCAGCCCGGTCGATCTCGGGTTCAGGCGGTTCGGGACCGAGTAGTTCTGGCCGATATAACCGGATAAGTTGATCCACATCGTCTCGATCATAGCCCGTGCCGTCCAGATTACCATTCGACAAAGAGATCAGAGCATCGACCAGGCGCGGCTCATCCCAGCCTCCGAGTTCGACCAGGCGATTAAGTGCAATCGCGAGAGCTGCTTCCTCTCTTTTGGGGACCGTCACATAATCCACGGGGACAAGCCAACCGGATTCTCCACGGCGTACTCCCTTTGGAATCTTGCTACCTTCTGTTTTTAGTACCTGTAGCGCATCCAATCTTCCATGGCCTGCCAGCATGTGCCCACTGGTTTTATTGATGATGATACGGTCTACGAAGCCCCACCTTTTCAGGCTTTCGGTAATCGCCCCAATATCATGATCTTTGGCATTGCCTTCGAGTCTGACAAGCTTTTCCAGCGGAACCCATGCACTAGCTGGATTGCGTTCCAGCTCACCGATTTTATCATCCTGTGCTAACATTGTATCTGCCTTGAAATACAAGTCATGTCCGTTTTGTGGTCGTTCGATACAAGCCCGATCTCATGCGTGTATTTCATGCACTACCAAGGCTCAGTGGCAAGACCCATCCCAACGCCAAATCAAAATCGAGGCTCTTCGCTCTGCACAACCCCCGCTTTCAAGACCAAATTGTCTGGACTGTGGAATACCATTAAGGACACTTGGTGCAATTCGTTGTCCAAAATGCAATGCTATCTTCACTGCTCCACTCCGTTCTAGGCCAGGTCATACTGTAACCGCGGAGACTCGGAACCGGATACGCGAGGCAAATGCTAAGAAACACCAAGATCCAGAATGGCGGGCTTATTGGCTAGAGGCAGTCCGGACCCGGTCACGTCAAATATCATGGAAAGATAAACAGCTATCTGGTGCCCGTGAGAGAAGTCGTCGAATTCATTGGCGAGCAAATTCGGCTGCCGCCTCCCGTAAGCTCGCGCAATCTGACTCATGGCGTAGGAAGATGGCGGAAACTAATCCTTGTTGGCGTAAGGCCGAGAGACATCCTGCATGGCAAGGCGGCAAGACAAAAGCTCGTCAAACGGCGATGAACGAGTCGGCATATAGAGAATGGCGGTTGGCTGTGTTCCAGCGCGATGACTATACCTGCATGGACTGCGGACACAGGGGAGGATTCCTGCATGCACACCATATCCAACTCTGGTCCAAAGCCCCTGATCTTCGTTTTACCGTCTCCAACGGCCAAACGCTCTGCCGAAGTTGTCACTTCGATCACCACCGCCTCACGGTTTTATTTCCTCAGCAAATATCTGCTTCGTAGCTTCCCAAGGCTTTTCGGTTTCTTGGGCAATTCGATCCCTTACCTCGCCCGCCAGCATGTGGCAGATCGCTAAGTGGGCATCCTCAATCACTCTAACATCATCCGCCTGGACCCGGACCTCCAGCTCGGCCGCCTTGAACTGGAAGTTGCCGAACCAATGCGGCCGCATCCCGTCGGGCCCAGTCAGAGCAATCGAATGGCCTTCGAACCGTTCGGCATGATACAAGGCGTTGATGACGTTCCGGGAAGCCCCGGAGCAGGAGATCCCGACCACGACGTCATGGGGCTGAGCGAGGTCCGAGAGCTGCCGGCTGAAGACCTCGGCGTAGTCGTGGTCGTTGGCGTAGGCGGTGGTGAGCGGGCCGAGACTCAGGGCTTGGGCTCGGACTCCACCCGAACCCGGCACCCGGCTCCACTTGCGGAGATCAGTGGCGAAGTGCTCGGCGGTTGACCAGCTCCCGCCGTTGCCGCAGACGAAGACCGAACGACCGTTCTGCCAGGCCTCGAACAGGATGGCGGCGGCGGCGCCGATGGCCTCCAGATTTAAGGCGGCGAGTGCGCTTTGGAGCGCCTTGGGATAGTCCTGAAGTCCTACTTGGGGCCTCATGGGAAGGTCTCGTCTCCCTTAGATCATAGCACAGGCCTCCAAACTGGGACTTGCATTGTAGTGAAATCGTAGTATTATTTTACTACGAAGGAGCTTCCGATGAGAACCCAGTTTGGCAGCCATGTCACAGTTCTAGGCAGAGACCCCGAGAATGAGCGGTTCCTGTATTGCCGCCGAGATGATGGCAGCGAACTCTGGGCGGAGATTTCGCAGCTTCGCGCCCAAGATGACGCCGATCTGGACATCCTGGCAAAGCCCGAGGCTCTAGCCCCAGCACCCGAATACGCCCTTTAGGTCCTCCCGCCCGCTTGCATCCTGCGATGCTGGCGGGAAGGTCTGACCTAGATCAAAGGAGCTTCCGATGACCGAACAGACGTTCGCCCCCGAATCACACCAGCAGCTGATCGACGGCCTGAACGCCCTGATGCTGGAAGGCTGGCTCGACAAGGCGGAGGCTCTGAAGATCATCGCCTACTACAACGAGGTCCATCCGGGTGCCGACTGGCTGGACGCGTCGGTTCTGGCGCAGCTCCGCGAGCAGTTGAAGCTGGAGGTCCAGCATCCGTTGATCCAACCCGAGGATCGTTACCGGGCGATGTCCACTCTTGAGCTTGAAGAGCGGCTGGGCGAGATCAGCTATGAGCTGCGGCCCGTCACGCTCCACTTCCGCTCCTTCGGCGATTACCAGCGCGAACAGAAGCTGGGCCTCGAAGCGGGCTACATCGAAGACGAATTGCAGGGTCGATCATGATCGACCCGACGGCCCGCGAACTATGGCTGCAAGAACGCAAGACCGGTATCGGGGGCTCGGATGCGTCGGTGGTCCTGGGCGTGAATCCCTACAAAACCGTCCGCGAACTGTGGCTGGAAAAGACGGGTCTGACCCAAGACGCCGAGAAGGAGAGCGGGCCAATCCTGCGGGGTCGGGTTTTGGAGCCGGTCGCCGCGGATCAATACGCCCAAAAGTCCGGCCGCAAGATCCGGCGCCAGCCTATGCGGAGGCATTCTCAAAATCACTTCATGATCGGAAACGTGGATCGCCAGATCCTCGCCGTCAATGGCGTGGCCTCGACCGGGATCCTCGAAGTGAAATGCCCGGGCCTCAAATCCATCGCCAAGGTCAAGGCCCACGGCCTGCCCGATTACATGACGGTCCAGCTCATGCACTACTTGGCGGTCTATGAATACAGTTGGGGCTCCTTCGCGCTATTCAATGCCGAGAACTGGGACCTGATCTGGTTTGATCTCGAAGCCGATCCGATTTTGATCGCAACGATGATTGAGCGCGAACGGGAGTTCTGGGGCTGGGTCGAGAACGAGGTCGAGCCGCCCGAGGCGGCTGATGCCAAGGCCGTGGACATCCCGAAGATCGAGGGCGAACTCACGATCGTGAGCGACGAGGACTGGCAACGCATGGCCTCCGATCTTCGAGAGGCCCGGGAATTGAAGCAGGCGGCCGAGGCCCTCGAAGAGACGGCCAAGACCCAAATCCAGGAGCGAATGCACCGCGATGAGCTGCACGCGGTCGAGGTCGATGGACTGGCCCGGTTCTACTATCGGTATCAGGCCGGAGCAACGAAATGGAAAGAGACGGCGGAAGCCATCGCACGAGAGGCCAACGTTAATACCGATGATTATCTGGTCAAAGGCGATGGCTTTACGAGATTCATACCCTACTTCTTGAGAGGAGCAACGGAGGAATGACATGGGCGCGGTAAAAGAATTAGCAGAACGGGCCGCAGAGATGGCGGCCGAGCAACATCCAAAGCCAACGTTCGCGTTGGCGATGAGGGACCAGCTGGAGGGTGCTCGGGATCAGATCATGAAGGCGCTACCAAACCGCGTCGATGCCGAGCGGTTCATCATGGTGGCGCTCACTGCGATCACCCGCAACGACAAGCTGCAGGAGTGCGGCCTGCCGAGCGTCTTCCTGGCCGTGATGGAGTGCGCCCGGACTGGCTTATACCCGGACGGTCAGGAGGCGGTGATCATCCCATACAAGGGCATCGCTGAATTCCAGCCGATGGCGCAGGGCATCACACGCTTGATGCTGCGCTCACCCGGCCTGACCAAAGTAGAGGCGCGGGCGGTCTTTGAGGGCGACGTGTTCCATTTCAACTATGGCCTTCATCCTGATCTGGTGCATGTGCCCGTTGGGACAGATACCGCCGGACGCAAATTGACCCACGCCTACGCGATCATGTGGCGCCAGGGCGCGGAGCCGACTTTCGAGGTAGTGGATCGGGACGTGGTTGAGGCCGCGCGGTTGACATCGAGAGCGCCGAACGGCCCGGCCTGGAGCAATCCCCTCTGGTACCCGGAGATGGCTCGCAAGGTAGTGCTTAAACGTTTGGGGAAGTACGCCGATCTCTCACCGGAGGCGAGCCGGGCGATTGCCTTAGATAATCTGGCGGTCGGCAACGACGACTGGACGGGCTATCAACCGGAGGGGGTATCACCCGAATATAGGAATCAGCTGGTACGGACTCAGACTGAGGCCGGGATCGCCCGGCTTAAGGACAAGATGGCGGGCGTTGAAGTCTCCGAGGGCAACGGCAGCGAACAGGAACAGGAACAGCCCGACTCACAGCCGGCAGGTCCCGAAGAGATTCCGCATGAAGAGCCGGGCGGGGCTGGGCCTGATCCGGTCCATAAGGATCCCCAAGTCCGCGAGGACTGGACATCACTGTTCTGGCAGCTCGCCAACCGATACGAACTCGACAAAGATCAGGCGAATGAAGTCTTGCAGAAACACGACAAGAACTTCCACCACGCGTATGAAGCCCTCAAGGCCTCGCTTGAGCCAGAGCCGCCGCAATGACCACGCCGATCCTCAAAGTGATCCGAGCGCGAGAGATCCTGGCCGACCCGTTCCGGGATCAGAAGGAACTCACGCCGCGCGAGCGGGAAATCGCTCAGCTGGCGGCCCGCGGCTGGAGCATCACCGAGATCGGGCAGGAGCTGGAGATCGTTCCACATACGGTAGCCGTGTTCTTGAATCGAATCCGGCTGAAGATCGGGGTCAACCGGCACGGCTTGACCAGGCAGATGATTGAGAGACTTGAGGAGAGTTTGAAATGAGAGAGGTAATGACGGAAATAATCCTGATCATCATCGCTTTAGCTTTGTTATTCGGCGGAGCGATGGCTATTGGACACGCTGTGTGCGTCGCGAAAACTGCGGAAATAGGGTTCGCATCGAAATGGAGCATCCTTGGCGACTGCCGAGTTGAGGTCCAGCCCGGCCAATGGATTCCGCTTGATAGCTACTACTTCAAGCAGGAATGATTGATGAGGGGACTCCAGGCCGGTCCAGCCGTGACCCCGCACAAGAAGTGCTCCCCCGCGGTTCGGATCGGCCTGTTTCCCAATTGGAGAGCTGTGCTATGATGCCCTCGGCATCGGGTCCCTTAGCGGCCCGTGTCCACAAGATCGTTCGACTCATCCCCCGCCCCTCGGTGCCGGAAGCTCCTACGGGTGAGCAGACACGGGGGATGAGTCGCGTCTGGAGGATGCCATGAAGTTATTCACATCGGATCGTAGAGCAGGACCGTTCATCGTCGGCCTCGTCGCCGGCGCAGCAGCGGCCTCGGTGATTTTCTCTCTGGCCCGCATCCCACAGGACGTCCCCGCCGGCCAGGCACTCGATGCCCTGATCCAAATCCACTCACTCTACGCCTGGCGCGTGTCGGCCGTCGTCGGGCCGCTGCTGCTCATCACCGCCTGCGCCTCCGCTATCCGCGGCCGGCTGCGACCCGCCGCGTGGATGGTGCTGGGCTGGGCCAGCTTTGAGTTCCTCGGCGGCCTCGCATACGCATTGAGGTACTGGCCGTGAGCCGGACCCAGATGACCTATCCGTCGCTGGTCGGCTATCGTGAGCACGTCCTCTCCGGCAAGGCCACCAGCCAGAACAACCGAATCTTGACCTGCCTGTTCGAGTCCGCGGTCCCGCTCTGCCGGCGCCAGATCATGAAACTGACCCACATCGAAATCAACGCGGTTTGTGGGCGGGTGAACGCGCTGATCAAGTCCGAGCTGGTGCGGGTCGCTTATGAAGCAGTCGATCCCGCCACGGGTCGGATCGCGCAGTTCATCGAACCGACGTGGCCGCAGCTGAAGCAGAAGACCTTTGAGGAGTTCATGCGATGAGCGTGCCGAGCGAACCGCGTGATCTTGTGCCTGAAGTCCCGATCCCGATCGGCCTCTATTCCGTATTATCCGTCACGGATCTGCGGATCAAACGGGCCAGCAAGCCCTGGCGGACGGTGAGGGCGATGGTCTGGCGGCCGGAGGAGCTGGCGGAGTTCTTTCGGCAGATGTTGGCTGGCCGAAAACAATCGAACGAAATGAGGCGAAATGATATTGCCCGATGAAATGAGTTATGGCGAGTGCTATGGCCCAGCAATGGAAATGACTGATCCAGTCGAAGCTCAAGAATATCTGGAGGCTCTGATTGAGCGGGACATGCGCGTCTTTGGTAAGACGTTTGACGAAGCGCATGCTTTAGAAATGTCCAATCTTGGCTACTATTCGGGTTATTACGATCACGAAACGATGGTGCGCGTGAATAAGCTATTCGGCGCAGTCCATCCTGTCTTTGGAGTACCAAAGGAGCCGGTAGCGCCAGAGGAAGCATTGGAACTTGGCAGGCGATTGGGCGAGGGCACGTAATCACGCCTCAGATGTCGGGGAAGCGGCAGAAGTAGGCCGAAGCCAGAATCGGAAATCATACGGAGATCAGGATGACTAATATCGAACGGATGCTGCTCTATTTAGCCCACGAGATACGTCATGACTCTGTTACTTCAATGACAGAAGAGTCGTTCACGACAGCCACGATCTTCACTTGCCGATTCTGTGATGCAATGGGGACAGCCAATATCTTTTCGGTAGAACATGAGATAGATTGTCCGTGTTGGCACTTGCTTGTCACTGAGCAGCCGGAAGATCAGCCTTTGCGATGATCGGTCGGCCTCTCGGTTTTATAAGTTCGCTGGGTTTTTGCGCCGCTTGCGCCCCTATAAGAACCGGGTAGAATGACGGTATGCTCTCAGGCGACGGTGCACAACGCGCCGACTCAATCGGCGTATCCAAGGGCGGTGGATCTCCTGCGGACAGCGATCTGCCTGAGAGCACCGCGGCCCCACCGTCCTTGGATGCGCCGAATGCTTTTGAGATCAAGCCGTCGGGCCGTGTCATCCGAGATGCGGCAGACGGTTTGCTCTACCGTTTCGATGAAGGTCCCTGGATACGACTCAATACCTCGTTCAGGGACAAGTGGCTCCGAACGCTCAAGGGGCCTGAACTCTCGCTCTTTCTGTGTCTCGCTCTCCATATCGACGACAGCAATCACGCCTTTCCCTCAATGGATCGGATCTCCATGCTGACCGGCTACAGCATTCGGCACATCCGGCGAGCTCTCCATGCGGCAGAAAAACGTGGCTGGCTGGAGATCAGGCGTACCCCTGGCGGTCATAACCGTTACACCCTTCATGCGCCGGTGTCTTACGGATATGTGGGGGGGGACAAAATGTCCTCCCCTAGCACTAGGACCCCGGACACCGGTGTCATAGGACCGGGGACTCCGGAGTCCGGTCAGGGGGGACACGGGCGTCCCCCTAAGAAGATCCAAGAAGTAGAACCAAGGAAGAAGAGGGTAAGGCCCGATTTCGAACAACTCGAGCCCGATCCTTTCTGGCAGGGAATGATTGAGGCCAGGAAACGAAACCCGTGAATTCAAGATTGGAACCGCATGATGCCCGGCGCAGGTGAGCCGGATAGTTGGAGGGAGGATCGGATGAGCGAGAAGTTAAGCGACACAGTGCGCAAAACAAGAGGATACGGCGACCTGAAATCAAGCCACGTTCGGGATGATGAGGTCTTGGTCACTCGCAATTGGATGAATGGCACAGCCGACGACATCGCCGCCCTCGAATCCGAATTCGCCCTGCTCCGAAAGGCGATGGCACAGTTGGCGACAATTGACGGCCTAACCGCCGAAGCTATAGCGGACCTCATCGATGCCAATAGAGTGCCGTCACCCTGGCGTGATGGTGGCCTCAGACTCAAACAGTTCGGTACCTGGCTCAGAGACATAGCGGCCATCGCACACGATACATTGAAGCAACTGAGAGAGTCCGAACCCAAGTGACTCAGCCCGTCGCCGAGAGGCCTTCCCCGATTCAAACCCAGAAGTGCAAAGCCTGCGGTGCCGCGATCTTCTTCACGAAAACCGCGGCCACCGGGAAGTTCATTCCGCTCAACATCAAGCCCGAGCGCCGGATCTGGCTCGACAAGGCCGGCAAGGCGCATTCGATCTCTGTGTATGTTCCGCATCACATTACTTGTCCCAACGTCGATCAGTTCCGAAAAAAGGCAACCGAACAATGACCCGCTATGCCGCGCAGACTACCGTCTCAGAAGATCGGTCCCGATCAGAAATCGAACGGATCCTCAAACGCTATGGGGCGACCGGTTTCATGTACGGCTGGACGGGCTCCGATGCGCTGATTGGATTCGTGGCGCATGGTCGGCAGATCAAGATCGTGTTAGCCCTTCCGACTTTAGAGGACGCAAGCAAAACACCGACTGGTCGCAAGCGCTATTCCTCGGTAGCCCGATTGCGAGCGCACGGATTCATATTGCGGCAGCGTTGGCGAGCCCTGGCCTTGGTGATCAAAGCTAAGCTCGAAGCGATCGAGAGCGGGATCAGCACGTTCGACGAGGAGTTCTTGGCTTGGACACTGCTCCCGACGGGTCAGACCGTGGGGCAGACTTTCATCCCTCAGATTGAGGATGCTTACAAGACCGGCCGAATGCCGCCGTTGTTGACTGGATGAATAATGGTGACTGAAAACGCCGGCACCAAGAAATGGCGAGCGATGTCGATCCGAATCGGTCCGCGTGCTTTTCCGGTCAGCCTCACCGGCTCAGTCCAGCCGCATGTGGCCGACGCGATCCAGATTAACGCGGAGTACGTTGCGGCAGGAGCTGGCAAGCATCGAGACCGTCCGCTCTGCATGGCTGGTCTGATCAATGGTGAGCCATGTCGCCATCTGGCGCGGCTGAACCGGACGAGTTGCGGTCGGCGGCACGATTGAGAGGAGCAGAGAGATGACCGAGCCTCTTGAAATGAGCCTACAGGAACGCATGGAGATCCTGGCCTTCGCCAGCAAAGCCGCTGAAATGCTGGAGGATGAAACCCAAGACGTGACCAATCCAGTAAACCGTGAGCAGCTTGAGGCCCTGGCTGATCTGGCAAAGCTAATCTTGGGTAGGCTAGATGCGGCTTGGCCGGGGATGCTGGCGGTCCCGCATGATGGGAGAACCTGGGCACAGCGGGCAGGGAAGATAGAATGAGCACTCCCCTGACGGTTCATAATCATGGTCAGATGATGGAAGTCTGGTATGCACGATACGCCGAGGGGAACCTCTCCAAAGCGGCGGGTTATAACTTCCGGCAGCTCATTCGTAACGCGATCCATCTTCAAGAGCTGGCCGAGGAATATCTGCAAACGATTGAGACTCTGGCTAGAGCCCGGGAGGCGATGGATCGGGAGAAGGCTATCTTGAAGGAGACCCTGCAATTCGCGATAGCCGGAGCCGCGGGATGGAACTTGCGGGCGCAGGCCATGATGGATGATGACAACTTAGCTCTAGTTGCCGCGCAAGAAACCCAGCCCGAATGACCGCCCTTACCCTGCTTCTGATGTGGCTGATCGGGGCGCTGCCGTATTGTCAAAGCCTTGAGGAGGACCCATGACCACAAGCTACTATCGTCTGAAAAGCCCAATCACACATCTCAAAGTCGAGGAAACGCCAGGGCATGTTCGTGTGAATGTCTTTGTCAATCATGCCCATGCGGGCACGCTTACCGTCAGGCAGGACGAAAAGAAGGATCTCTTTCGTCTGTTCGAACTCTATGAAGACGATGACCGTTGTCCGTTGAGGAGCTGGTGGGCAGGCTCAGAGCGTAGTGGCTGACCGGGCGGATTCCGGTTTGCGCCGAGACCGAAGAGGAAGGATGACTTCCGCGTTGATCGCCCAAGCTGACTGCTTCCGAGTTCCGGTGCCGTTCCCGAATGTCCGATAAACCGTTTCCGGTACTAGCTACTCTAGGAGCCACGACTGACGACGGGCGACCGGAGAGTGACTTCTATGAGACACCCGCGATCGCAACTTGGAAATTGCTAGAGGTAGAGAAATTCCATCGAACGATCTGGGAGCCAGCGTGCGGTCGGGGAGCCATCAGCAAGGTCTTGAAGAGAGCTGGTTATCGTGTCATCTCCTCAGATTTATATGACTACGGTTTCGGACAAGTGGACGCGGATTTTCTCAATGCCATCTATCCGAAAGAACCAGTAGACATCATAACGAATCCACCATACGGTCGCAATCTAGCTCTGGGGTTTGCTTGGCGAATCATTGAGCATCTGCAAGAACATGGTGGCAAAGGAGCCATGCTCTGTCGGCTGGCGTGGTTAGAAAGCGAATCTAGAAAACGGATGTTTCAGACTTCGCCATTAGCGCGAGTATGGGTATTCAGTAAGCGTCTTCCTATGATGCACCGGCCTAGTTATGGCGGTCCTCAAATCAAAGCTGGAATGATGCCATTCGCTTGGTTCGTCTGGGAAGCGGACTACAAAGACGCGCCATTACTGGGATGGGTTTGATGAAATCGAATCCTAGACCCACTCCGGCCCAGGCCGCGGTGCTCATGGAGATGGCCCGCTGAATAAGTACCGCAACATCCCGAAGCGCGTCGACGGCATTCTTTTCCAGTCAACCAAAGAGAGCCGTCGCTATTCCGAACTCAAAGCCTTGCAGCAGGCCGGAGTGATCCGAGATTTAGAAATGCAGCCCAAGTTCAAGCTCGAAGTCAATGGCGTTCATATTACGACCTATTACGCGGACTTCAAGTATTGGGACAACGAGCGCAATCAAGAAGTGATCGAAGATAGCAAGGGCATGCGCACACAGCTCTACATCATCAAGCGTCGGCTGATGAAGGCTATCCATGAAATAGAAGTGGAGGAACCTTAAGTGAACCGCGAAGAAGCTCACATGGCTGCCGCTAAATCTATGGCCCAGAACGCCGCACTGAAATCACAGGTGCGCTGGCTTCGGAAGATGCTTCGCCAAGCCTATGAACTCATCAGTACCGATCTAGACGACGAGGACTATGTTGAGGAGTGGCTTGCAGAATACGGCAAGCATATGCGGATCGGGAACGGGATTGCGCGGGCGAAGGAGCTTGGCTTGTGAGACTGCTTGATCTGTTCTGCGGCGCGGGCGGTGCGGCGATGGGTTATTACCGAGCGGGTTTCGATGAGATCGTCGGAGTGGACATCAGACCTCAGCCGCACTATCCATTCGAATTCGTGCAGGAGGACGCGTTCGCGTTTCTTAATTCTCACGGTCGAGAATTCGATATGATTCATGCCAGTCCTCCATGTCAAGCATATTCAACACTTCGATCAATGTGGAATGGCCGGGAGCATCCGGATTTCATTGGCCCACTTCGAGCCACGTTACTATCTGCGGCTCGCCCATATATCATTGAGAATGTCGTTGGCGCGCCTTTGATTTCGCCCGTCATGCTTTGCGGGACTATGTTCAATCTCGGGACAACGGAGGCAGAATTGTGGCGCCATAGACTTTTTGAGATTCGTCCCCTTCGACTTTTGTTGACGCCAACCTGCCAGCACCGACGGAGGCCCAAAGTGATAGGAATTTACGGAGGACATGGCCGTGATCGGCGGCGAGTTATCACAGTTGTGGGCCATACTGGCGGAAGTTCCGCGCGCGATGGAACTCAGCAATTCAGTACAACGGAGCGAAAAGAAGCGATGGGCATAAGCTGGATGACCGGCGCAGAATTATCCCAAGCCATTCCTCCGTCTTATACCGAATGGATCGGCCGCCGCATTCTGGAACGGGACCTGTGATCTACGCTCGCAAGGATCGCTATGGCATGCTCTACCAGTTCCGCAAAGGCAACGGCGAGGAGCTGGGCATCGCCCTGGAGTATGCCAAGGCCAAGCACGGCGCTGACAATCTGACTGGCAAAGTTTTCGGCCAGCCACCCACGATTACGGGCGTGGAGGAGGATCTGTCGCTACCAGAGGGATGCTGGCTGATGGAACTGAAAGGCACGGAGCCATCCTAGCCGCCAAAGCGCACTTTCGCCGATCAGAATTGATGCTAGAATAGCCTGAAACGAGTTGAAACGGGGCAAAGTATGGTCGGAGATGCTGGCAGGGTCAGAGATGCACTCCGGGCTGAGATACGGGGTGGAAATACCTACGGAAAGATTGCAACCCAGCTCAAGATAAGCAAGGGCGTACTCTGGAAGTTCCTGAATAGGGATTACAGTCCTAAGAATCCCGTGATCCGCAAACGCCTGGGCCTGGAACGAGGGACCGACATCATCATTCAATCTGTTCACCGCAATAGAAAAGGGAGGTTCGACAAACAAGCATGACTGACCAACCGCAACCCTATGGCCTCGGCCGCCGCCACGCCCCAGACCCGCGCGACAACGCGTTCATGATCCGGGAGATCGCGGCCCCGGCGAAGGCCGCGATCCCGGTCCGCCAGACCCGCTACTGGAACGCCTCAGGCTGGTGGGGGGATCAGAACGGATTCCAGAGCTGCGTCGGCTTTGCCTGGACCGCCTGGGTGGAAGATGGACCCATCACGCACAAGCCCAAGGGTGCCAAGACCCCGCCGCTCTACGATCCAGCCTTCCTCTACGCCGAGGCTCAGAAGGTAGACGAATGGGAAGGCGCGGAACCGGCCTACTTCGGGACTTCCGTCCGGGCCGGTGCCAAGGTACTCAAAGCCCTCGGCCTGATCTCCGAATACCGTTGGACCTGGGACGTGAACGACGTGATCGATGCCCTGCTCTACATCGGGCCGGTGGTGGTCGGAACGAATTGGTATCGCAGCATGTTCGAGCCTGATGAGAACGGTGTGCTGGGCATCGCCGGCCCGATCGACGGCGGCCACGCCTATGTCCTGAACGGGATCAGCCAGCCCAAGAACTTGATCCGGATCAAGAACTCGTGGAGCCGCGGCTGGGGGAAGACCGGCTTCGCCTACATCATGCCGCACGATCTGCAGCGGTTGCTCAATGAGGACGGTGAGTGTTGTCTTGCGACGGAGATACCGACATGATCAAACGTATTTTTTGCCGGCTCGGATTACATCGCTGGTTTCAAGAAACCTACAAGATGCAGTATTGCCTGATCTGTCTGAAAACCCGCTGGTATCCTCCGCACATGCAGGATTAAACGAACGGCCCGAGTCGCCGGACCCAGGCCGTTCTCCCAAGGAGGAGGGGGAAGACTGCTATCCGCGAAGCGAGACCGGCTGCTTGGTCAGGTACCTCAGAACGATATTGATCAACGTGACGGCTGGCACGACGAACGGCTGAAGATCAGGGGCCAATTCCCCGGTGAAACCGAAAGCTCCCGCCACCGCTCCCACGAACGCCAACGTATTGAACCAGAACGTCTTGGAACTAAAGATGCTTTTCGTTTGCATGTTGATCTCCTATTCCATTCGAAATCGGTTTGCCCATTGTAGCTCGATCAGCCATTCCTCGCGTTCCCGTTCTGCCTCCTCCCACCTCCCCAAACCCTGATCGTAGCCCAACGTCGCGAGCCATCCTAATAGATCACGTTCAGGATAGAACGCTTGCATCCATTCTGTCAGATCAGAATAGCCGCCGTTGGATACCTGATAAATCGCCTCTCGGAACACAGGCACCCAATACCTTAGCACAACTCCCGCATAGGCATAACCTCCATGCCGTCCACAGAGGCCTTGTTGTACTCCAGCCTCTCCACAATTATAGATCGCTAAGACACGACGGAGATCATCTGGATGGCGTTCTAAGAGTTCATTTAGGATACCTATTCCCCACCGGATATTCACAGAGGGATTCGAGAGATCCGACGGACGCCATGCAAAGGGTGCTATTTGCATGAGGCCGACTGATCCTACTCGATCAGAACCGATCACATCTGGAAATCCTTGACTCTCCTGTGCGATGATCGCCAATACCCAGGCTGGATCAAGACCAGGATATTCAGAATGCCATCGCTCGACCAACGGCAACCAGCGGATGACGTTCCGGATCAGCCATTCGGGCGGGACCTTCTCTTGCGCTGGTGATTGTAGAGGGAAGAGTGCCAGGCTGAACGCCAGCAGTAGGCCGGACACTCTGCGAGCTAGAAGCAGCTCGCGACCTCCAAGTGCTGATCATGGTCTCTCAAGCGCGCCTCCGAAGATCAGATGATCTAGCATCAAGCCAATGATGATGATGAGGCCACAAACTCCTAAGAAGAACCCGACTGGCAACAGCCATTCGCCTTTCATGGATCGGCCTCGCAGATCTGATCGAATACGCAGTCGATCATCCATGACTCAAGATCAATGGCCGGAACCATGCCCCTAACATCCATCGGGGTCCCGCCCCGTGCAATGTACGGTTCCTCTAGCTGAATAAACCGAATGATGTAATCGGTCGTCTTCACCCGATAGGCCAGCTCGGCCAACTGATAGAACTGGCGGACGTTGGCGAGATCGGTCTGCAAGAGCGGCTTCCAGCGGGACAAGACCAACCCGACGGCACCGATCGGGTCATCCGTAACGTACCGAAATCCCCGGTTCCAGATCGCCTCCAGCATACGCAAGGCTCTCTGCTCGACATCATAGGAACCTCGATACCAATTGTTGTCGTTATCTCGAAGCCAGGCCAGTGCTTCCGCGCCAGTCATGTGCTGGAGACCATCTAGTGTGATCGGAGAGATGCCGCCGAGCTCATCGACAAAGACCTCGAAGGCATCCATGTTGCTCAGGAAGATGCCCTGCAGCGGAACTCCGAAGACCTGCTGAAAATAAGTATGTAGGCCATTCCAGCCCTCATTGCCCCAGACCGCAAACATCCATTGATCCTCCATGCTAGGGACTGGAACATAAAGATTGCGCGGGAACTGGACAATCGCAATGTCGAGTGGATCGGTCTCCAAGATCGATACCAGGATCATCACATCCGTTTTGTCGCCCCAGCCGGTGTTGGCCCGGTGCGCCCGGAAGTCGTTGCCTAAGATCAGCCAGTTCGTGCGCTGGATGACCGGCTCATTGAAAACCGGTTCCCGCCGAACCGTGAATGGAGTCGGATAAACCGGTATCGTCGGGCGCGGGATCGGGGTCGGGCGCGGGATGGGAGAAGGCTCCACGGTCGGGGTCTCGGTTCCCAGTCCGCAGGCGACAGAAAAGACGAGCATCAAGCAGGCGGCGATAATGGACTTCATGCGTTGGGATTGGACTTGCGAGAATGTTCAGCGACTCGAAGAAGAGACACTGCTCTCACTCAGACGATGTACAACCTGTTCAATGGCGGCCGCGGCTCGTGCATCGGCCTTCTCATTGATCGTTGTCAGCTCGCTACTCAGAACGACAAAGGATCGATCCAATTGGGCGGCCCTAGTACTGCGTTCTTCGGTCAGAAAAGACATGAAAGCCGTATGCTCGTCTTTGAGCCAGCCGCGCCA